CTATGGTATCATAAAGTTCAATAACACTTTCCCTAGTCCAAGGAAGTGCGCCTTTCTCAATGTCCTTCTTTAACGTAGCATACGCAGAGAAGTAACAAGAGTCTGTATCACCGTAGATCACTGATTTACCAACGTGATCATATTCTCCGGTTATAATTTCATTAACTTTTGATGCCATGTGTTTGGCAATTTGACGTCCTGTAAGAGTAGTCGATTGACCGATTCTATTATCAAAGAATCGGCAACCTGGATTAAGAATAGCACCATACAAGCTGTTTAGGTTAATCTTCTTAACCAATTGACGTTTATCCCAGTATTCTTCTTCGATCTTATTTCCTGCGGCAATACATTCTTTTAGCTTAGCCTGCATCTCTTTACGTTCTTTATACCAACGTGCTAGAAGTCCAGGGATAATACCTTCTACTTCGTAGGTAAAGATTGTGCCGTTTGCTGAAAGCATCCACGGTTGATTATTTTCAAAAATAAGATCATAAACTTGTGCAGCACTTAAAGTATCACTACCGCCACCTTCCCAATCAATAGTAACTTCTCTTCCAACTTCTCTATTCATTACAGCAGTATACTCTAGAGACCCAAAGATGCCTTCCCAGGCAGCAGCAAATGATTTACCTTTGGCCATCTCTGATTCGAGATGTGCTTTGGTTCCGTCTGGACGTAATTGACCTACAATAGTTTCAGGACCCATGTTCAATGCACGAATAGCAGAAGGATAAAGAGAATTAATATCAAGAGAACCAATCCATTCATGGATACCTTTCTTTGGATATGCAACATACGCACCTGCAGCCTGCGTATCACCATGTTCCTCCATCTTTCGACGATTAGGAACAATCATACCACGTCTGTGGGCTTCGTTGATAATAGCCTGTTCAGTAACAGCCACAGCACCCATAGTTGTCTGTAACAGAACTGTATTTTCGTGTGCGATCTTATTAGCTAGGTCTAAGAATTTAAGTTTCTTATCTAGTTTATCGAGCAGAGCACAGTCTTGTCTATTATATTCAATAAACTTACGGAAGTCGTTATTATAAAGTTGATCTAGTGTGCCTTCGTAAACTGTCTTTGTTTCTCCTAATTCGTATTCAGCAATCGCATCTAAACGATAAGAGTGACGTTCTTCGTAAGTATATTTTCTATAAATTTCTAGTAAGTCTAGATGAACACGACCGATAAGGTCAAAGGTAACTGCGGTCTTTCCATATTTTTCGTATTCTCTCTTTTTAGGAAATTGATTCCAAAGACAGAATCTTCGAGTGTCCTCTTTGCTTAATACTTTGATAACACGATTGGTAGTATATGGGATATCGAATCCTTCACTGTTCCAACCACTTAATACATCTGCATCTTCGATAAGATCTAGAAAAGTATCTAACATTTCTGCTTCTGTTTCGAACAGCATAGTGTTAGGAAAATCTTTGATAGCTTCTTTAGCTTCGATGATGTTAATTGTTTTGGGAGGAATAGCCAAACAGATCAACGTATCCATCCATTGTAGGTGAACAGCAATAGCAGTGATCGGCATGAACGCATCATCTGGTGATGCGTAACCACGTTCTGGATCAAAGTCTACTTCGATATCGAAGAACGCTACGTTTAGTTTAGGAGCGTCGACATTAAGATAATGATCTTCTAATGTGCGATAAATTGGATTAATATCGCTTTCGTAGAGTTTTTTGTTAGAATGGATCGCAAGTTCTTTGCGAAGTTCTTTGATGTTTTTACAGGTAACTTTATTTAGAGGCTCGCCCTTGATGGATTGATATTTTCCCCTAGGGTCTTGATAGTAAAAGATATGTTTGGCGGGATAGTCTTTAAAATGCCTCTCGCCTTTGTCATTGCGTTCAACGACACGGATAATGTCGTCGTTGCGATCGTAGAATGCGTCAACGTAACTCAAATTTTTCTCCTATGCAATTTATGGCTTGCAAATACCTAACTTGCGGCTTATGGCCTCGCCTACCATCTATTCTATGTTTATTTATAACATGCGGATTAGGCCGATGGTATCTATGGTAGTTAATAGCAGGTAGTTAGCCAACATGCCAAATGATTTCCTAGTATAAGCAGCCCAACCATACATAGCACAGCCAGCAATCCAGATAGGATATAAAATAAGTAAGGGAGGAGTAGGGACCGTGAGAGCCATAGTGATACTACATCCAATTGAGATAGCCCAAGCCACGACTTCGACCACGAAACGAAACGGGTGAGACCTCCAATCATCTTTTATCCATTCTATAGTGCCGGCGAATACATTTGCTAAAAAATTCATTCAGGTAATCTCTTAGTAACACCTAAGATCATTTCAATTTCATCCCACTCTTCTTCGTGTGACTTCCAATTATCTTTATGTGCGATTTTAATTGCTTTATTGATGATGCTAGGCTTTACTTGCAGTTCTTCTGCAACTGCCTTGACAGTTTCTTTAAGACCTTCTTGTAGGTCTTCTATTTCACGAAGAACATTTCCGCCTTCGTTAATCAATCTCTCTAGTTTTGCTTTTTCTTCCGGACCATACATCTTTGCCATATAATTCTCCTTATAGGACTATTATATAGTCAATAAAAAAGCCAGTCAACTAAGGACTGGCTTTTGTTTACCAAAATGTTAATTATTTCTGGTCTTCTGATAGAACATCATACATTTCGAATACACCACCGTTGCGCTCATAAATTAGACCAGCATAAAGATCTGCCTTCATGCCCTCACCTAATTTGGCAACTGCTACACGCTGAGCCCAATTGAACAATGCTGTATCAACTGGATCGATCTGTTGTTGACCACCGCTTTCTTGAACTAACTTAACCATATCTTTGAAAGATAATTTTTGTTCTACACTTTCAGCAACAACTTTCTTTAGTTGAACTTTTGATTCGTTCTTCTTGCCGAAATATTTTTCTTGCTTGGCTGACATACCTTTCTTGCCGTCTTTCTTGTCACCACCTTTTTCAGCGGCAGCTTTCTTCATTGGCTCTTTCTTGTCACCATCTTTATCTACGTCTAAGAAATCTGGCTTAGCACCTTCTTCCATCTTCTTAGCTTTCTTATCTTTCTTTTCTTCTTTATCGGCCTTCTTAGCTTCGACCATCTTAGAAAACTTAGACTTGAACTGTTCAGGATCTACAGACTCTTTTTTAGCTTTTTTCTTGGACTTTGGAGCATCGTCATCCGCATCAGGATCAGTATCTTTGTCATCGGATCCACCGTAGTTACCTGGTCCTGCTTTATGAACGATACCTGTCTTGGTCTTAGTAACAGTTCCGCCTTTGGCAGTCTTCTTAGTGTCACCGACTTTCATGTCGTCTTCTTTAACTTCTTCTTTCTTTTCTTCGGCTTTTTTCTTAGCTTCTGCTATGTAAGTAGAAGTTCCTGCTAAAACACGAAGTTGTGCATCTTCATTGAGCTGCACAGCTTTTGGTAATTCTGGAGCAGCGATGGTTTCGATCTTGTCATCCATCGAGCTGATTTTTGTAATTAATGATTTAAAGTCCATAGTCCTAATCCTAAAGGTGTATAATGTATTTATCTTTTGATTGCCGGTCCGCCAAAAAGGCTAACATTCTTAGTATCTAGGGCATTTGCACTAACTACTTTGGCTTTCTTTTTGCTGACTTTTTTAGTGAAATCAGGGTTAACAACAGTGGCAATATTACCTGCACTAGTAGCGCCTGCTGTAGCTGTTTCGAAGATTTCTCTGATTTTCATAATATAATATTTATTTCTTTTTGCCGCTCTTCATGTTAGCGCACCAGTGATACATTTTAGCCTTCTCACCGCTGGCGTTTTTAGCACGTTTGCGTAGGTCTGTTACACTACCATTACAGCTAGCACCTGAGCGTTTTACACGCCCTGGGCGACTTTTGCCTTTGCGTTTTCCGTCTGCAAAGTTCTCGTTTATGATGTCAGAAATTCTCATTTCATAGCTACCATGAATGCTTGATGTTTTTCTTTTCGTTGATCTAGATGTTTCATCCCAGGATTGATGGGCTTTGTTACATCTTTGGTATTTTTGAAATTATCAACTTTATCACGAACTCGCTCTTTCCAATACCACACCGCTACCTTGGCCGCTATCTCTGGTTTCTCTAACAGTTCCGGTTTATTAACT